AATAGAAACAGCAGAATTAGAACCTTTTCCTGGACTAAGAGCTAATATAACAGGTGTTAGACCTATAGTAGATGCAGTATCTACATTAACAGTTAAAACAAGAGAAAGAGTAGCAGATGATGAAACATCTTCTTCATCAGTTACACAAAATGCAAGTGGATTGAATCCTGTAAGAAAATCTGGTAGATATATAAGAGCTAATGTTAAAATACCAGCAGGAACAACTTTTTCACATGCACAAGGCGTTGACTTTATAGCTAGACAAGCAGGAACAAGATGAGTGATATTAACGATATAGATAATGTAAGATATTCTTTTGAATCACAAGAGTTTTTTCAAAGACAATTAGAACAAAGTGTAAACGAATTAATTAATAAAAATAATACTGAAAGCGATAAAGCTTTTGTATGGTTTATGGGAGATTAAATGGCAGGAATAAAAGATTATAGTACAACAGCTAGTAATAATACTTCAGTAGGAGGTGTTAGTATTGCTGAAGGTATGTTACCTTCAAATATTAATAATGCTTTTAGAGCTATTACAGCTGATATAAGAGAATTTTATAATGACTCTCAATGGGTTATTTATGGTGATGGAGATGGTGCACATACATTTGCTTATGTAAGTGGTACTGCATTTACTATTGCAGGAGCTAATGTAACTTCTGTTTATCATACAAGTAGAAGAATTAAAGCTATTGGATCTTCAACTGGTACAATATTTGGAACTATATCAAGCTCATCATTTTCAACAAATACAACTGTAAATGTAACTTGGGATTCAGGTTCTTTGCAAAATGAAACCT